TAAACAGGAGCAAGAAAACAATAGGCTTTAAATTAGGCTTCTGGATACAGGATAACTGGCCGGAGCTGGTTTTGTCTTTTATCGTTGACTTTGCTATGGCCCTGGTTTTTCTTGATAAGACCCCGGCCGTGGATTTCTCACAGATCACATGGATCCCGGTATGGCTTAAAGCAAGGGCCGTACTTCAATTATTCGCTTTCTTCCTTGGTTACGGGGGAGGGCTGATCGTTTATAATATCCTTAAAAAGAAAGTAAAAGATGTTAAAGCTCCTTAATTGGTTTAAGAAAAACCTGGCTTTCATCCTTGCAGGGATATTCCTATTTTGCCTGATCGCTTGTTTTGTCTCAGGATGCAATTATCATAAGAATAGGTTTAAGTGTCCTGAGATAACAACCCACACGGTTATCATCCATGATACTTTGATACATAATATTGTAGATTCATTTCCTTATTATATATCGAATACTGTTAAAATTATTTACCGGGATACAATTATTCAGCCTGTCGATACTGCTGAAATTCTCAGGGATTACTTTGCTTTGCACGTTTATAACCGACAATGGGAAGATAGTTTACTGTCTGTAAACCTCCGGGATACTATTACAGAGAATCATTTCTTAGGCAATAAGTTTCAATATCAGATACTTAGACCTCAGACAATCACTTATAATAATGTTGATAATTCTGTAACATATAATTCATATTTATATTGTGGGATAGGAACACAAACAAATAATATTAATAATATTGAATTAAATGGATTATTAGCATTCCCCAAAATATATATTGGGGCGGGCTATTTACCCAATATTAAAGCATTTAATGCAAAAATAGGAATAAAATTATTATCATTTAAAGCAAAGAAATAGTATATTTGCTTATGCAAAATCCTGGAATATATAAGATTCAATCAATTATTAAACCTAATTATTGTTATATTGGTAGTGCGATAAATATTAAGAATCGTTGGTACCAGCATAAATATGATTTAAGAAACAATAAACATCACTCCTTAAAGCTTCAAAATCATTATAATAAATATAAAGAATCAGATCTTATTTTTATTATTTTAGAACCTTGCCTACCTGATTTCTTAATTATCAGGGAACAATATTATATTAATAAATTGAATCCTTTTTTTAATAATTCTTTAGTAGCAGGAAGTTCAATGATGGGACGAAATCATACAGTAGAAACTAAAAAGAAAATAAGTAAAGCAAATAAAGGTCATATTGTAACCAAGAAGGCAAGGCAGAAAATAAGTGAATCTCATAAAGGCAATATTCCTTGGAATAAAGGATTAACTAAACATACTAATAAGATTATTAAAAGAATTTCTGAAAAGAATAATGGCAAGAAAAGATCAATAGAGGTAAGAAGGAAGATGAGTAAACGGCAGGTCGGAAGGATCGTATCAGAAGAAACCAAAGCCAAACATAGAAACCAAATACCTTGGAATAAAGGTAAATGCCATACATTAGAGGCAAGAAGAAAGATGACTATTGCTTCCTTAGAAAAATGGAAGAATCCAGAGTATAAAAAAAGAATGAGTATAGTACACACAGGAATAAAACAATCAGAAGAAACAAAACAAAAGAAAAGAGATTCTATGATAGGAATGAAAATGCCAGAAAGAACAATAGAGATAAGAAGAAATATGAGCATTGCAGCATCAAAAAGATGGAAAGAAAACAGGATTGCATAGAATCAATCCTTTTAATCGTTTTCAAAAAAGGTTATATCGGTGCAGGTTACGCACCTTTTCAAAAAGGATTCTCCCTTAAGACAGGGATAAAATTGTTTACTTGGGAGTAAATTTTTACTATCCTGGCCATAGGATAGAGTTTTTTTCATAGGTTTTAGGTTGAGCAGAGGCCGGTTAAATTCCGGCTTCTGTTTTTGCCTCCACACCGCACCACGTTAGCCGTGTTTTAATAACTGCCCCTTTGTAAAGGGACACACTATGTTTTCCTTTGAGTGTCTTAAATCGCTTTATTTTACGTTATATGGTAATTGTAAACTTTCCCCGAAAAAGAAGAAAAAATTTATTATATTTGTATTATGAAGATATGCGGAATATATAAAATTCAATCAAAGAGGAAACCAAATAGAATATATATAGGTAGTTCTGTTAATATTATTGATAGATGGAAGAATCATATATATAAATTAAGAAATAAAAAACATGAAAATCATCTATTACAAAATCATTTTAATAAATATGGTCTCAATGATTTGCAATTCATTATATTAATAGGATGTGAAAGAAATGATTTAAAAGATACCGAAGAATTTTTCATTAATTCATTTAATCCATATTTTAATTTAGATAAATTTTCATCTAACTGTTCTGGATTAAGACTTCCCCACAAAATAAGAATAAATATTATTTAGAATCAATCTATATTAGCATTTATATTGAAAATAATTGCAATATTATTTGTTTATATAATAATTAGTATTATATTTGCCTTTGAAGTTAAACTTAAAACCGCAAAGAGATGAAAACACAAAAGTATTACCACTTCAGTTTTACACCTCAATATTTTCTGAGGATGGAAGATAAGGAATTGCAGAGATTATGGCCTAATATGAATATTGGGAAAATCAAAATAGAATTAACTCGATTGGCTGAAAAAAAGGAATTAGTACCAATAGAGGGATGTAATAATTTCGATCCAAAAGAAGGATGTATGGGTCACACTAAAAAAATAAAATCATTATTAATAGATACTGAGAAATAACACTTTGCGGTAGGGTGGCGATCACATCAAAGCCTTACTGCTTTTAATTTATAAACTATGAAGATAAATTTCACAAGACTTATCCAGGAATTTAATAAGAAGCATCCTAAAAAGAAGCTCACTAATTCCAAATTTGCAAGGGTACTTGTAAAAGAAGAGCATTTTACCTCAGAGGTATCAGCATTAAATATGATGCGGATAAGCAATGCCGGACAAGCAAAGACGATCAATAAAAGTCTTATAATATTCCTTTGTGAGTTTTTTGGCAAAAAGGGATCTGAACTCATCGAATGGGATGATGAAATAACCATATCTGATGTAGCACCTCATATCAGGGATGATGCTCCGGGATTAAAAACTTGAAGTGATGAACCCAGACTACGAAAATATCAACACAGATGACATTCTTGACGAAGTAAGCGAGGATGTTATAAAGATGTTTGAAGGCTTATTTGAGGCTATCACACCAAAGGTCGAAACCGATAACGATGAAAGAGATGAGCCATATATCTGATATAAAAGTAAAGGTACGCTATCCTGTTGATTGGGAAAAGGCCTCAGAGGCTACGAAAGTCCTGTTGATCCCTGAATCAAATCTTGACCGGGATGATCCTGAGAGTCTGATGTTTCAGGGTGAAGAAGAAAATTAAACTTAAATATAAAAACTATGAAAGAAATTAAAGGATTAAAACCGTATTTCAGAGACTTAAAATCTGATGTAGATGTTTACATGAGAACTATTCGTAAATGTATGGCATTTGAAAGATGGCTGTCTGGAAATTTACCATTCGGGATTAAGGGACAATATTCATTTTCACCTGATTTAGGCGAAGATTGTGTAAGGCTATTTATTTATCTTGATAAGGATGATGAAGGTTCAACTGTCAATATAATCAAATGGATGAGTCAATTAAAAAAACAGCGTTTTGAGATTGAGAAATTCTGGCGGGAAGAAGCAGGTTATTATGCTTACCGTGCTGAAAGGAAATATAATTATAAATACAAGACTAATTCATTTCTAATTCTCATTGAAAACACCGCCAATATTGATGGTTGTGTTATAACTAAAAAGCGCAAAATGAGATACATATATGAAACGAATTGTGAAAAAGAAAGAGTAACAATGTAATTGAAGAAGAAACCAAATAATAAAACTATGGAAAATGATTTTATATTATCAGCTAATATCCGAGAATGTAATTATGGATCAGATGAATGGAAAGCTGGTGTTGGTTATATTTCAAAGTCAGGATTAACAAGAATTAAGGAATCACCAGCACATTATAGATTTGGAGAACCATTTATTGAAACTCCTGAAATAGTTTTTGGTCGTATGTATCATTGTTATGTTTTCCAACCTGAAAAATTTGAAAAAGAATATTATATCTTCGATGAACAAATTGCTATTGATGCGATTGTAGCTAAAGCAAATTCTGAAGGCAGGGATATTCAAAAACCAAGAGCAACGAAAGAATATAAAGAATGGCACGAAGGACAAATGATATTAGCAGAAGGTAAGATATTAATAGATCGGGAGCAACTTGATAAGTTAAAAGCAATGAAAGATAAACTTCTTCAACATCCTTATGCAAATATGCTTATTTCAAAAGGAATACCAGAACAAGGAATGATAGGAGAAATTGAAACGACAGCCGGGAAAATAGGAGTTAAATTCATTCCTGATCTGCGTAATGATAAAAAACGGGTTTGTGTAGAACTTAAAACAACCGTCAGAGCTTCAAAGAAAGATTTTCCAAAAGAAGCAGCAAATTATGATTATCAGATACAAGCTGCATTCTATTCTGATTTACTTGAATTATATTATAATGATAATCGCCCTGTACGATTTGTATTTATAGCTCAGGAAAAAAGAAAACCTTATGCTTTTAATATCTTTGAACCTACTCCGAGATTTATAGCTCAGGGACGTTATGAATATGAATTACTTTTGCAACTTTATAAATACTGTTTAGATAATAATTTCTGGCCGGGTTATCAGGTATTTTGTCCTAATAAATACGGGATTCTTGATCTTGATTTACCTGGTTGGGCTATTAATTCACTTGATTATTTTATACATAAATAACTATGGAAAAACAAAATTTACCTTCAATCAACGATCTTCTTTCTGAAAAGGTTGTTAAGGCTGGGCAAAATGATTTGAATGTACTTTTAAATCAACCGCCTCCCAAAAAATGGGTAAAAGATCATCCTATTGCTAAAGGAGTAAAATATTTACCTATTGAAAGAGTTGAATATTTACTTACCAGGATATTTATTCGTTGGAATGTGGATATAAAGTCTATTCAGGCTATTGCTAATAGTGTAGTAGTAACAATAAGATTACATTATCAGGACAGGCTTTCAAATGAAATGCTATGGCAGGACGGGATAGGTGCAGCTCCGATACAAACAGATAAAGGGACAAAAGCCATGGATTGGAACGCTGCCAAGTCTGATGCAGTTATGAAAGCTGCTCCGGCAGCCGAAAGTTATGCGATAAAAGATGCAGCAGAAAAGATTGGTAAATTATTTGGTAAAGACTTAAATCGTGCAGATCAAATAATGTATGATTCTTTAGTTGGTAAAATAAAACAAGAAGATAAACACAAAGATTTGTTTGACGAACCTAAAAACGAAAATGATGAGTAGAATATCAGGTAAATTGAATCTTTTACAGCTTCATGGAGTTGTAAAAATAATGCCAGGAAAGTCTGGTAATGTAGAATGTTTAGTCATTCCACTTGAAAAAAATAGTCTTTTTAAAGGACAAAAAGGTATCTATTTAGATATAATTGCCTTTGAGATTGCGATTGAAAAACGTAATGCAGAAAGCAAGGACACACATCTTGTAAAACAATCCTTTTCAAAAGAGATTAGGGATTTAATGAGTGAAGAAGATTTGAAAAAACTCCCTATTTTGGGATCACTTCAGGTTTGGGAAGGAATGCAAGAACAAGAACCTGTAAGTAGTACTGAAACTATTGGAGAAGATGATGACCTGCCATTCTGATGAAAGATAAAGATTTTTATAACCTTGTTGATTTTTATAATGCTGGAAGTGGATTACTCCCGGTTAATCAGAAAGCTCATGAAATTATTGAACAATCTGATCGGGGAGAAGTTATTTCATTTCTTGAAGCAACACAAAGAGATCTGAAATTTCATCGTTGCTATATGTCATTAATTGGTTATATTTATGATTATTTACCACGTTTCTTTCAGAAACAAGTCGAGAAAAAAAAGTTTTATATTTGGTTAAAACATCTTAAAGGTCAATATGAAATTCTATTTGAATTTGAAGATGGTACTCGTTTAGTAGAATATGATTCAATTTCTTTTGGGAGAATGTCACAGAAACACTTTGAAAGTTATATCCGTGATCAACTTCCTTGGATCTATGAAAATGTTATCGGAAAATATTACGAGGGGAAGATGAGGGATGGTATTATTGAAACTATTGAAGAAGATTATAAAAAATTCTTTGCAAAGTTATGACAAAACATTGCCGGATATATATGCAGTACTTTGATTACGGAGAGCAAGATATAATACTTTGCGAGGCGTGCAAGCGTCCGGCTGTAGACGTCCACCACGTAAACGGCAGAGGTAAGGGCAAGGATGTTATTGAAAATCTTATGGCTCTTTGTCGTAAATGTCACACTAAAGCGCACGAAGGGAAATTAACAAAAGCAGGGTTACAATATATCCATAATTGCTACATTTCAGGACAAAGAAAATCTTTCATAAAATGACAACAGACGAATCATTGATGCCTTTCGGTAAATATAAGGGTGAAAAAATGGCAAACGTCCCGCCAGAATATCTATTATGGTTATACGAAAATAGCAATATTTATGGTGAATTAAAGCAATATATAAAAGAAAATATGGATGTGATTAAATCCGAAATTGATTATAAAAACAAATTGAAATGACACTTTCAACAGATAAAAAACAGGCAGACCGTATAATAGATGCAATGGTCATTCATTACGGTCCCGAATTTATGTGTGAAGATCAGACCGGCAAGACTATCGCTCAGGTCGTAAACAGTAGATTCACGTTCCCAAAGATCGCTGATGAAGTTATTGGCAAGATCGCACTAACAGCATTGGGGAGCAATTTACCCAGTAC